AGTTCGGGTATCTCATCCAGTTTAGCAATGAGACCCCTGTCAATATGTGCTTCAACTATTCCTAATCTATGGAATATCTCGTTCATCTGTTGATCTGTATGTGCTACAACAGAATCACGAATAGTGTTACAAATATGTTCATGCACATCAATATTTCGTGCAAAATTGAATTTTGTTTTACATTGACCAGTCGTATAAATTTAAAGTCATCTGGCTTACCTCCACAACTATTTGGTAAGTGACTCGTTCGGCATCTATTAATTTTCATAACGATGCTATTTGACGCTACTCAGGGTACTTCATATGATAGAGAACGGCTATCTAACATACTATAAAGCTTATACATATAGTAGCGGGCTGCTTTCCGTAGATTAGGGACTAGCAGTGAGCCCCATGGACCTTTAACGTCCCGTGACGGTGAGGAATTTACTCCTCCTCGGTGATACCATACTTGGATTTCCATTCCTCAAATCTTCGTTTGTAAGGAAGGTTCCAATTGCGTGGCATCCATGAGTTGTAATTTTTCCTGGCTACAACTCTTTCCATTTTTACAAGCCTGTCATTGAAGACTTCCTCGCCATGGAAAAACCATTCTCTGAGGGCTCCATCAATACACTGAATTGCGACAGCGTCTTGATCTTCCTCCTTTGATTTCAAGTTGGACATAAGACTCTTGAGAATAGAGTCCTCGTCCAAACGAGCAACCCACATACCTTTTTCCTTTGCCCCAGGTGCAACCAAATTAGGTTCCCAACGGGACCATCGTTTAAGAAATTCCATGTTGTCCATATCTATGAACGGCACGGATTCTGCATCCTTTTGAGCCATAGTGAATTCAATTCCACGATTATAGTAAATTCTTGCCATAGCCGTGTGGTTGTATTCAGGTACGTGAATGCTGCATGACATTGCGTTGTCGTCTCCATACGTAGTTAGAGCTACATGTTCATTGAATCTATCCTTCATATCGGGATAAATTTCGAAGAACACGCATCTCTGATAAAGAGAATTGACAATGGAGTTAACATATACTGTCAAATTTTGCCCGGATGGGTTAGAACCAAACAGTTGAGTTAAATCACCGTTGATAGAAACCAACGGGTACGCAATATCAGACGCCATTGCTCGCATGATCTTAATATCCTCCTCTGAATAATTCATATGATCTCTAGCCACATCGCACATGATGTTAAGAGCTATCATGATCATACGTCCAGACATATGTTGATCGTAAGCCTTGAAATCTCCTGCTACCATCCTCCTTTTTCCAAACCTGGACACATATTTCATGAGTGTGTTCCATTGTGGACCCTGGGAATTGATACCTACTGCGCATTCGAAAATAATCGGATACCGCGACATAAAAGCCGCAATTGGTAAGTAATACTTTCTCACATTCAGCTGAAAGTGAGCTGGGGCTGCCTGGTAAACTCTTGCCTTCTTTTTGTCGAGCTTAGTAGGTTCATCTTTTGTACAATTCTTAAAAATAGGATTTGCACTAAGACCCTTGGCATATCGCTCAAACTCATCATAACGAGCTTGTTCGACAACCATGTCAGCCATTTTCCTAGGGCATGAAACACCTTCAACTGTTTCTGCGATATCAGATAAAAAGTCTCTCTTAGGCTTATTAAGGGGCCAACCCATAGATGTACTTGCTTTCATAGCGTCTACAAATTTGGTCCCATCTTCACCTGAGACTACTCTAACTTCGTCCAATGGTTTGAGTTTGGCTGCGTATTCAGCAACTTCCTTATTATCCTTAATATAATCGTAAATGGTACTCTTATAATCGTTTACTGCACGATCTAAAATAGGTGTAGGAAATTCTTGGTGCGCATTACCAACGCCAGAGAGATATTTTCGGTAAGGTTCCCATTCAGGAATCACTCGTTTACCCGATTTGTCTCTCCGACAGTTTGGAGGTGGTCCATATTTTTGTTTTACACCAAATTCTTCTTCAACTTCTTTAAGAATTGGTGAATCAATCACGGCCGACTTTGGTGCCACGTAGGCATTAGGCATATTGCCATAATACTCTGCTTGACACTTAGTCTGATGATCCAGATTGGTGGTTCCCGACTTCTCTTTCGGGGTAAAATCTTTACCGTACATCTTGGTCGTGATTGAAGCAGCCGAAGCAATTACTGGATGGACAGCACTATTGGCATGCAACCTTGCGGATGCCTCAATAATGTCTTGTCTTGTAATTAATTGAGCTGCATTGAGTCCCCCTGCTTTATTCTCGCCAGCTAAATGAAAGCTGTGAATAAATGCACTGGTTTTGTGAATATAAACATTAGTCGCCATACACATACCATTGAATGCAGGAAGCTCATGGGTATAATACCCTCCGTGTTTGAAGTAAGATTTATTATCGCGAGTTCTTACCTCACCATACTTGTCAATACGAATGTTCAATTCATCCAATTCAAAATTGGGTTTGCGAACAATACATTTGGCAAGTAAAGGTTCTCGCTTGAAGAGTGTAGGAGAGAACAAATTCTTAAGATTTGGTCTCTTACCCAAAGAAGGGATAGAAACTAATGCAATATCAGTTTCTCCCTCCTTTCCTACATAAGTCCAATCATCAGGACCTATAGGTGGGGTTACGTGATTAATGCCAGTCATGACATTGTCAGGTGCATTGCTTAAACGTAACCGCGTTCCGACTAGTTTCTTCACTTCATGTATAGGCATCATTGCCTCACCGGAGTCCACTATAAAACCATTAGAGAAACCTTCAATTTCGTGTTGGTATCTTGCAATGATTTGCGCATCCTTTACTTTCGATATTACGTGATCATATTGACTGTTGTGCATTGCGGGATTAATTGGAGTAACTCTTTTTTGAAGCCAAACATCAGGTTCTTTGTAATCATTAACAAAACTAGTGCCTGACGAGTTGGAATACGTGAAAGTGTTATCTCTCCTAAAAATCTTCCACAATTTGTAAATCGATAGCATACCGACAATAGCCGAAGTGCCAGCTACTAAAAATTTGCCATAACCTTTGGCTACATTACTCGTATTTTCAACAAACTTGGTCATAATTTGACGATTTGCCGAAACCTGCCTGTAGGCAATGTTGTATACGGTGCTAACGTACAAAGTAGCAAATAATAGGAATCCCATAGTTACCAAACCAGCAAATCTGACGCTTACATTGGCTGCAATGGCATATGTCCAAAAGAGCACAAAAAGTGCTCCGGTAAACATTGACATGTTAACCAAGCTAGGCATCCATTTGCTGCCATCGTCTGCAATAGCGTGCAAACCAACAAAGATTCGTGAATGCGTAATTCTTTCGGGTAAACATGCCATAGCAAAAAGTATGGGGTTCTTACGTAGTCGTACTAACATTTTGTAATTCTTTGCAAAAGTTCTCTCATACCCTGAAAGCTCTTCCTCGGCATCTTGCCAAGAATTTGCCTCCAGGGTTAAATCGGACTTTTCCTCAGAATCTTGCGTTGTAACTGAACCATCAGATACCGGGGTGCAGACGCTAACATTTCCATCAGTGTCTTTCTCCGCGGCTTCTTTACAAACATTACAAAAACGCTTGTAAGAGGCATGAGGACATAATTTCTCTGCCCTTAGTCCAGTTGCTGAAGATACAACGCTCTTTTGCACTTTGAGGTGCATCTCGACTTCTTGTGACATAAGTCGTAAGAGATCAGCAATCCCTATATTTGTGGCCTGACGACGCTTACCTTTAGCATTTTTAAAATACTTAGGCACCTCAATAGGCCTACACTGTCTGGTAATCTTATTTACTGGTGTTCCCTTCGTTACGGGTAACCACTCAGTGACAGTGAACTCCCAAGCATCAGGTTGAAAATTTCCATCCTGTGCCTCTTTAACCATCTTTTCGTGATCAAGCTTGGAAATCTGTACCCCATCTTTTACTCCTTTGACTTTACGAATCCAATCTGGTCGGATTTTCGCACCAATATGTA